ATTTCGGGCCTGAGCAAGCTGGGCCTGCCGAAGCTGAGTGAGAAGATGGACCCGGAGGATGCCCGCGCACTGCGGAACTACCTCTACCAGATGCAGGAGCAGCTGCAATACGTTCTGAGCAATCTGGACGTGGAGAACGTCTCGGACGAGCTGGGGGCCAAGCTGCGGAAACTGCAGTGAGAAAGGAGACTCTATGGCAAGCGACAAGAAAAAGAACTACTCCACCGAGGGGCTGAACAGCCGCCAGGAGGTGCAGGATGCACTGGCGTCGGCGGGGTATCGGCCCTCTGAGCAGGTGACGGAAGCAGAAGCAGCCCTGAAGGCGCAGCAGAGTGCTGCCCCCGGCGACTACCAGAGTCGGTATCAGGACCAGATCGACCGCACCCTGAACGACCTGAACGCGCGGAGAGCGTTCCACTACAACTACGCGCAGGACCCGCTGTACCAGCAGTATGCACAGGCGTACACCCAGAACGCCCACAACGCCAGCGCCGATGCTGCCGCACAGGCCGCCGCGCTGACGGGCGGCTACGGCTCCAGCTATGCGGCCAGCGTGGCCCAGCAGGCCTACCAGCAGCAGATCGGGGCGCTGAATCAGGCCATCCCGACGCTGTATCAGCTGGCGCTGGACACCTACGACAGCGGCGGCGATGCGCTGGTCTCCCAGCTGGACCAGCTCAACACGCAGGAGCAGAACGCGCAGGGGCTGTATCAGCAGAAACTTTCGGACTATTACACCCGGCTGGAACAGCTGGGCAACGCCTACAACACGGCCTATCAGCAGGACTACGGCCAGTATCAGGACTACCTGAGCCGTCTGGACACCCTGTATGGCAACTACGCCGCGCAGGAACAGGAGGCCGCTGCCCGGAAGCAGCAGCGGTTCAACAATGCGATCACGGTGCTGGGCCTCATCGGCGACGCGGTGCAGATCGCGCTCTCCGGCACTACGGGCCTCGGCTCGCTGGCGGGGTCGCTCGTGAACACCGGGTACAATATCTACGCGAACAACCGTGCCTATGAGGCAGACCGTGCGGATACGGCCTGGAGCCAGCAGATGCAGGAAAAGCAGGTCCAGAACGCGCAGGCGCAGCAGAAGTACGACAACGACTTTGCGCAGCAGCAGTATCAGGACAAGCTCCGCCAGCAGCAGTTCAATAATCAGGTGACCAGCGAAAAACTGAACATCGCCAAGGGCGAATGGGCCCTCAAGCAGTCCAAGGCGGCCCAGCAGGCCCAGAAAGCCAGCGCGGCCGCGGCCCAGAGAGCGGCAGTAGCGGGTGCTTCGGGCACGTCGGGTCCGGGCAGCGGGAACCTGAACGTGGGCAAGAGTGGTGTGCTGGGCAGCACGGCAGTGCCCTACACCGCCGCCCGCCTGCGCAGCCAGGGCCGGAGCGATGCCGCCATCCGGACGGAGCTGCTGAAAGAAGGCTACAGCAGCAAAGAAGTCGGGGAGATTATGAAACAGCTCAACAGCTGAAAAAACCAGCCGCAGCGCAGAAGTGGGGTCTTCTGTGCTGCGGCTGGGGTCGTTTTGGAACGGTGGAAGCAGAGAAACGCGGGGCCGTGCTGTTCGAGTCCCACAAGGCATCCAACGTGGAGCCACGGTAGACATTCCTAGTGGTCCAGGACCCGCGGGCTAAGCGACAGCGACGGGTTGCGGCTCCCAGCGGCTGCTTCGGCCCTTGGGAGGGTCTCGCATCCTGCTGGCCGCTGCCCCAACAACTCCTCCCTGTTTCTGCCGCAGGCAGCGGTCGTCGCTGTTGCACCGGGCTGGTCGCTTACGGTGCTTACGCACCGCCGCCCTGTTCGAGTCCCACAAGGCAACTAACGTGGTGCCACGGTAGACGTTCCTAATGGTCCAGGACCCGCGCACTAACAAACAGCCCACTGGGCTGTTTGTTACCCCGCCGCTGGCGGGGCCGTGCTGTTCGAGTCCCACAGAGAAACATGAAAGAAAAAAGACCAAGAATCATTTGATTCTTGGTCTTTTTGATGAGAGGGTGCCTTGTGGGACTCGAACCCACGGTCTCCAGATCCACAATCTGGCGCGTTAACCGACTACGCTAAAGGCACCACATAATGCGCCCGAAGGGACTCGAACCCCCGGCCCACTGCTTAGAAGGCAGTTGCTCTATCCACCTGAGCTACGGGCGC